CGCTGCAACCACTCCACCTGTTCTGTGGCGAGCTTCTGTACAGCCTCGATGCGGGAGAGGGCCTGTTGCTGTGCCCACGTCAAACCACCATCCCAACGAATACCAGCGAAGTCCTGCTCGGTGTTCACGGAGTCACCTCCACGCTTCCTAGTTCGATGTCGTACTGGTGGCCGACGGCGCACTGAACCCGGGCCATCTCGACGATGCACTCCGTTCCGGGCGGGCCGAAGCCGGCCCCCGTCGCAGTCCACTCGTGGACGATAGCGAGCGGCGCGGCGCACTCGAGGCACTCGTCGGCCCTGACCCTATTCATCGTGGAACCCCTGGAGCTCTCGCAGCCGGCGCTTGACGTACTCCGCGCGCTCTGCGGGGTGGGCATAGCTCGGGACTCGCCGGCGAGGTGGTTCTGGCGCAGATTCGAGGGCCTTCCAGCTCTCCGGGTCCGCCGCGTTACCCCCGCGCAGCAACCGGCGCACCGTGTCCAGGATGAGCATGACAGCGCTCACGGGCACCTCGTCTCCGGTGGGAGGAGGAACGGATGCTCCGAGCCGAGCTGGACGCCCTCCGGTCTGCGCCCGACCACGGCGACGAAGAAGCCGCCGGTCGAGTACCTGGTGGACGCCCGCTTGTTGACCTGGACTTCCACGAGGCCCCAGTCCTGCGCGAGGAGGAGAACCCACTCGCAGGCTTCCTCGAGCGTGTCGAACACCCCGGGGGAGTAGGCGCGGTAGAACCCGACCTGTCCTGCCTCGCTCTTGTTCATGGCGTCACCTCGACGAAGAAGATGCGGTGGACGGGGAAGAACTTGACTACTCCGTGCGAAAATGTCAGGACGAGGAACGACCCAAGCACGTCGTACGAGACGACGTTCTCGTACACCGCATCCTCGATGGCCGGATGCCCGTACGTTGCCGTCCTGTTCAGCAGCGCCAGCTTGACCTTCATCTCAGCCCTCGCCTCCTAGTTCCTGGATGACTGCCCAGCAAGTGTAGCAGGTCGGCGGGTAGTCCACCGCCAGTCCCGTGAAGCGATTGACCTCGCCATGGCAGCGGTGGCACAGCACGTAGTCCTCATGCAGGACGTTCATCGAGGACCCACCTCTCCGCGCGCTCAGCGGCGTGGGGCCCGAAGAACCTACGCCCCTCCAAGAACACATGCGCACCCTCTGTCCACCGACGCTGGGCGCGAACGAACCAGGGTGAGCTGTACTCCCACCAACCCGACTTGTCGAACTTCTCGGTCATGCGTACTTCACCCCCTCCACCCATCGGCCGTGCTCGTCGACGTACAGGTCTGCGCGGTCGAGTGTGACGAGGTTGCCGGCGATGTTGCGCGCGATGACCAGGGTCGGCCCCTTCTCGACCCTGACCACGCGCGCTACACTCGCGGGGAAGAGGTACCCGCCCCGGCGCGACACATAATGGACCTCCTCGCCAACCTCGGGCTGAGCTGCGGGGTGTGTACCGGCGCCCATGTACGCAGCGCGGAGGGCGTCACGCTTCGCCTGCTGCTCCATCATGCACTCCCTTCGAAGAAAGCCAGCCAGTCCAGGTACCCTCCGACCTCGAGCTCCCACTCGGCGAAGTCCTGGTCCTGTTCCGCCGCAAGGCTCTCGAGGTACTCCGCCTGCCAGTCGCGCAGACGCTCCATCCGGGCCTGGTGGGACTGGCTATCAACCGAGCCCCACTCCTCGTACATGTAGTGGTCGTGGTTGCTTCTCACGGGAGGACCCCCACCGGCTCGCGCCGAGCCGAGCGTACCTCGTACCCGAGCGCGGTCGTGCCGTTGCCCCTGTTCGACGTGACGGTCGAGACCGGGCAGCGCCGGCACTTCCAGTAGGAGCGGTCGACGCACACGAGCTCCGCGGTCGGACCCCAGTCGTGGTCCCGCTGTTGTTCGTTGCAGTCTACCCAGGCGCGCGGGGCAAGGGGGCAGCGGTGATGTCGACGCGCCCACCGCAGCGCTTCCGGGCCCGGGCCCCAGACGGTCGCCATGCCTCGCCGACCGCAGGCCTCGTGGAACCAGGCGCGTCCGCCCGGGGCGTCGCGAACGACGATGTCGTACTCGCGCGCCCGGGGCCCGTGCATCAGCGGTCCCCCGGACGCGTACCGAAGGGAACGTCGAGGCCCCACTTGTTGCCCCATTGGTCCTCTCTGGGCTCTTCGCCTGTCGGGAAGTCCTCCTCGCGGATGTGGGTGCGGATGACGACGGAGCCGCCGTTCCCGAAACGAACGACCATCTCCGCTACGCGCATGACGATGTCGTCATAGGTCTCGTACTCGAAGCCCCACTGGTCGAGGCCGTCGCGGATGGCCTTGAGCACTTCGTCCGGCCCGTGCATCACACGCCCCAATGCAACAGGTCGCGCTCGCGCTCGCGCTCTTCGTCGTCCTCGAGCGCTTCGTCGAGGCGACGCAGTTGGCCGAGCTCGAGCTCGCGGCTCGCGGATTGTGAGAGCTCACGCTCGAGCGTCGCCACGTACTTCGCGATGTTGCGGAGCTGGACGGACCCTCTTAGGTCTTCGACCAGCTCGTCCACGACCTCGTATATCCGCTTCTCGAACTGCTCCGCTTCGGTTGCCACCATCAGTTCTCCTCCTCGTCCAAGTCAGCGTCCACGGCCGTGTTCACAGGGTACGTACCCTCGACGTCGATGGCGCCATAGTGGTAGTCGTGCTCCGGGTACTCCTCGCCGCTCGGGAAGTAGTGAGGCGTGTATTGCTCTGGTTCTTCTTCGCCGTACACGGCGATGCCGGCCCCCGTGATGTCCCCGTTCGGGAGGATGTACCCCATCCGAAGGAATGATGCGGCCACGCGGCCGTAGTGGCCCTGGAGCTCGAAGGCCTGCCCTGTCCGGATGAGCTCCGAGAACAGGCGGATGACCTCCCAGGACTCCATCGCCCCGTCCTCGTACATGATGATGTCCGTGACGTTGACCATCTACTCCTCCTCCACGATGGTGCCGCGGGGTCCGGCCACGTTCCCGGGTGAAGCCGGCGGCCGTACCCTCAGACGTCCGTTGTGGGAGCCGGACCCCGCGACGCTCTGTTCCGAATGCGTCTCCCGGAAGTGTACCATGCCGAGGTCGACGGCGACCTCGCGCTCGACCAACGAAGAACTCCAGGTGCACTCCTGTACCGGGCAGAAGACGTCCAGGAGCGGTGCTCGGCGCCCGTTCAAGTGCGTCGCCCGCTGCTCCGTGGGGGCCTCTCCGCGTCGGCTGTACTCTCGCGGTTCGTTGCTACGCCGCGCGAGGTGTACCTCCTGGCCGGCGTACCGACCGCCGATGGCCCCTGTCGTTCTCGTCCTTCGCTGAACCATGCTCACATCGTACGCTCGGCATCGGGCGGTGTCACCCGACAAAGGTCTCGACTGCCCCTGTCAAAGGTCCTGCCCCTGTCGAAGGTCCTGCCCCTGTCTTCGGGGGATGGGTCCCCGGCTGGCCGGCCTAGGGCGAAGGGCGGGTGAGGCGTCCCCCGGAGTGCTCGGCGAGAATGGGTCAAATGGCCGATGACAGGCACGGGCCCATGCCCGATGATGACGTAGGGCCCGAGGGACGGGCCCCAGGAAGGACAGGGAACCGATGGCCGACCTTTGGTTCGTCAGAGAGGGGAATGGCGCGACCCTCGCCGAGCTGTATGCGCTGCAACATCCGGGGGAGGATGTCCCGGAGCACGTCGCGAAGATGCTGGCCGAGCTTGACCGAAAGACGGCCGTGGCCGAGGAGCGGACGGAGGAGCGATGACATTCGCGAAGCCGACGACCGAACCACTGGCCCTAGCGCTTGCCGAGCTTCGGGCCATCGCTCGCGCCGAGGATACGCTCCTCGTCCTAGACCGGGAGCTTGACGAGTACCTGGCCGGAAACGCGGCCGCCGAGTACCTACGGGGGGAGCCGGAATGACCGAACGGTACGGGATTTTCGAATACCACGGCGAGCCGATTCTAGAGCCGGGCGACCGGGACCAGGAGGACTACGCCATTCTCGACGCGCTCCAGCGCGAGCTTGGGGGACGTGCATGGTCATGGGCGCAGGATTGTAGCTTCGAGTACAACACACTCGACGAGATTCGGACCTACATCCAGGGGTCGGACATCCTGGCCGACGGTGGCATCCCGGACGTCTATCCCGGGACGGAGGACGACCTTCGGGCAATCCGGAAGGCGAACGACGACCTGAAAGGGGGGCCGGAGTAATGGACTACGGCGACGGCATGGCGCGCGACCTGGACGGCATCGACTCGGCCATCATGGCGGATGGCGCGTACGACGAGGCAGCGCGAATAGCGTGCGGATGGTACGTCGACGTGTACGACGACCGCGCCGCATTCCTGTACTCTGAGACGTGCGGCGAACCGACCAGCTTCGATACCTACGCCGAGCACAAGCGGCACGGAGGGAGGCACTACCGATGACGGAGAGACAGTGGACCATCACGGTTAGCATCGGCCGGAACATCGGACCACACAAGCCGATGTCCGACGTGAATTGGGAATGGTTCCGCTCGGCCGTTGACCACGCGCTCCGGGACCGGGGCGTGACGGTCTTTTTCGCCGGGACCGGTACGGGCGAGTACGAGGGCGTGCGCGAGGAATCGGCGACGTGGGTGGGTGCGACCAGCATCCGGCCGAACGTCGTACTAGAAGCCGACCTAGGACGCATCGCCGAGCTTTGGCACCAAGACAGTATCGCGGTAACCTACGGGGAAACGGTCCTCGTGGGGCCGGACGGAAGGACGGAGGTATGACCACGGCAGAACGGTTCCACGTCAGTGTCCGCACGCCGATGACGGCCGATTTCTACGTTGAGGCCGAAGACGCCGAAGCGGCGGAAAGCGTCGTCAAGGCGATGTTCGACCGAGGCCTCGCGGAATGGCCTTTGCAGGTGAAGGTTCAGACCCGCATCGGAGGCTCGACCGTGTGGTGGCTGGACGCCAAGTCCAGCGATGATTACTTCGTCGAGGAGGCCTGATGGCACGCACGCCGAACCCAATGGGTCGTTCCCGTAAACCAGGGAGCGCCTACATCACCACGGAGGACCCGCGCACGGGCTGGCGGTACGAAGTGCTCAAGACGTGGCAGACCGACGGCACCAAGCCATTCGCCCGGGCATTCTGCAACGTGCATGGGTTCGCGACCGAAATGGGCGATGTCTACGTCGCCGACATCGGCCGCGTCATACTCGACTTCGACCAGTCGGTGTTCCCGAGCGAAGCCGTGGCACATCACGCACTCTTCGGCTACGCCGTGGTTCCGAAGCGTGACCGAGGCCGTCCCGAGCTGGGCAAGGTGTACGCCCTCACGGGCCCAGGGCCGACCATTCAGGCCGGGAACACCTGGGCCGAGTCGGAGCGTCCTCGATGAAGACCGAGCGGGAGATGCGGGACGCACTCTTGGGCCACTGGGAAGCCATCCCAAAGGGCGAGCGCACGGCCGCGCTTGACGGGTCGTGGTACCAAGAGTCTCGGCGGGTCGCTCAAGCGCTCGCTGGGGAGTACGGCGTGAGTCTGAGCACCGTGGCCGGCGTTATCGCGGCGCTATCGCCTCGCGTCCACTGGGCCGACAACGTCAAGGGCGCCGAGACGGTCCTACACCGTGCCGCCTATCCCGACGTGTTCGGGCCGGGCGGCGAGCTGGAGGGCCTCGGGCGAGGCGTGCCGGGCTTCGGCGCGAACATCGCGAAAGCCGAGCGCATCGCCGCGGGCGAGGCGCCGCTCCGGGTGCTCGGGGGCGACAAGGTCCGCGCATTCTATCGGGCCATCATGGGCGATTCGGATGCGGCCGTGGTGGACATGTGGATGCTGCGGGCCATAGGCGAGCCCGCGCACGCGAAACTCACGACGCGCCAGTACGCGGCCGTGGCCGAAGCGCTCCGGGCGGCAGCTCGGGAGGCAGGTATCGACACGGCCGACTTCCAGGCCGTCGTGTGGACGTATGTCCGGGGGAGCGCCGAGTGATGGTCAGACGCATTGACTACGCGCGTATGAATAGAGTGTGGCCGCGGCAGAAAGCCGCGCTCGAGCGCGCGAAGAAGACCAACGATTCGGAGAAGGTCGCGCGTGTCGTCAAGGACGCAGTAGCCGTGTGGGACGAAATCGGAGCATGGCCGGATGACTGGGCCCTGTTCGAGCGGACCCTGAACGACATGCTACCGACCGGCCAGTGCCTCGACATTCGAGACCTGCTATGACGGTAGAGGGAGGTGAGAGAGTGATGGACTACGTGTGGCTGGTCCGGCACGAGAACGGGACGGTTGAGGCCTTCGCGACGGCTAACCACGCCGAGGCCCGGTTCGAAGGGCTGGTCGATGACCGGGACTACCGGTACGTGGACCGGAGCGCGCACTCGCGCATCGCGTGGCGCGGGTCGAGGCCCGACGTGACACTCGACCGTGTGGAGCTAGGCGGCGAGACCGACGTCCACGGGAACACCTGGGTTGCACGCATCCGGGCTGCACACGACCGACTCGGCGACGCGTGCCCGTGCGAGGGCGGGTCGTGGCGCGACCCGAACCGTCGCCGAATGTGGCACTCCCGCTAACCCTCAACCACAGCTTGAGGCCTCGGCCTGGTCCCTCCGGCCGAGGCCTCTCGGCGTCCGCCCTACGACCGGCAGCCTGCGAGCCTGGCATTCAGCCTAGCCCACGACGATGTGGCGCGTGACTGACACCGTGGCTGATGTGGGTCGTGACTGATGTCGTGACTGATGGTGCTGATGTGACACCGAGCCTGGGCCTACGACCATGGGCTGAGGGCGCACGCTCATCGACCTACTCCCGATGCCTACCCTGACCATAGACCTAAGACCATAGACCTAAGACCAATGGCGAGCGTGGGCCCGACCGGCCTAGGTCAAACGCACACGACCCTAGCGCATGCCCGCGGACCGGTGCCCCCAGCCTAGGCCGTTCGCACGAGTGACCACACTACCCACAGACCCCCAAGGTGGGGGGTTGTAGAAATCGCTATTGCAACGGCTTGCATCTACATTGTTGCTGGTAGTGGCGATATGGTTGTGCTCCTTCCCAGTAGCAGAGGGAACAGAGCAAGGGCGACTGTCTCTCCTCCCCTTCTGGACTGGCTCTCCTCAGCGGCCACGCCGGCCACGCCTCGCGGGTTCCTTGCCCGTCGCCAGTTGCAACGACTTGCAGTAGGGAGGAACGAGATGAGCGAGCGCCGGACGAGCGGTGACCCTAGCAGAGTGCCAGCCGAGTACATGCGGTACCGCTGGGAGCTCACGCCGATGCAGGCCCGCGTCGTTCTCGCCATGTCCCTTCCCGGCCGGACCCAGGCCCAGGTCGGAACCCTTCTCGGCATCACCCAACAGGCGGTGTCGAAGCACCTCCGAAAGGCTCTCGCCAAGGCTCGGGAGCTCAACGACCGTGGCTGAGGGCGACATCGTCAACTTCGGTGGGCTGACGCCGGCCGAAGCGGCCGCCAGGTCCGCTGAGGTCCGGCGCCGGAAGGCCGACCTCTCCCCCGAGGAACGGGCCGCCGAGGCCGCCCGGACCGCCGCCCCCGAGCTCATCAAGGAGCTCTTGGACGCCGCCCTGGGTAGGGGCGACTTCGCGGGCCTCAAAGGCGAGGACCGCCTCAAGGCGTTGACCCGGGCCCTCGAGTACGGAATCGGCCGCCCCGGCACCATGCGCCGCGAGGACGGCACCACGACGAGCATTCCCACGGCCGCCGAGCTCTTCGGCGGGCCCGAGGAGGAAATCCTGGACTAGCGATGGCAGCGGAGGAGCGCCCCGGCACCCGGGAGTTCGAGGCTGGCGCGCCCCCTCTGACTGGCGAGACGCCTGACGGCGCTTCTGTCCCGCGGACCCAATACCTGACCCGCGAGCTGCTGTCCTGGGCCACGAACGCACTCCAGGCGGTCATCGTGACGCCCGAGTGCCAGTCCAATCCCAAGGCCCACCGTGAGGTCCGAGCGGCGCTACTGGCGCTCGACGACCTCTACACCCCCATCTTCCACCGCGAGGCCCTCGACCATGGGTAGCCAGCAGCGCATCCGGAAGCCCCGGACCACAGTGGACATGAACACCCGGACGGAGGTCATGAAGGACTCGCGGACCCATCGCGAGGCCGACAGACTCCGCGCGGAGCTCGACGACATGCTCGACGAAGTCGATGCCGTCCTCGAGGAGAACGCGACAGAGTTCATCGAGTCGTACGTCCAGGAAGGCGGTCAATGAGCATGAGTGACACATAGGGGCGGGAGCCCTATCCCCCGTTCCGGATGGAGTCCTCATGGCTCGGTACCAGCCCGGAGGCAAGGCGCAGCCGAAGACCAGCGCCACCAAGACGTTCGGGCGCTCCAAGCGCTCTAGCAACTCCGGACGGAAGCACTGGCCGCTCATGCCGGCCGGCCTCTCCGTCGAACAGGCGAAGTGGTGGTTCGACCACCGCTACGCTTCATAGGCCCACCCCGGTCCGCGTGAGCCGGATGGTGCTGAGGACTGACGAGTCCATGCCTGGTGCTCTCAGCCCCGCTGGGGCGACGGCAAGTCGACAGCCAGGAATCGCGCCCCCTTTGCACAAGCGTGCTGAGGTCCGCCCCGGGTACTGCACACGCTCTCCCTTGCAGGAGCGTGAGGGACCGGAGTTCCGCTCAGCACTCGTAACTGCCGGGAGTACACCTCCGAGGGCTCGGGGGCCGGACCCGGCTTGGCTGGCCCGCCGAGGGCCCGTCGGTGAAGGAAGCCCCGTCCGGGAGTCATGCCCCGGTCAGACCCTCCCGACGCCTAATCTCTCCTCGACTGGAGGACGCACCATGGCTAAGAAGAAGCCCGCATCGAAGACCCGGACCCGCTCCGCCGTCTCCGGCGAGTTCGTCGACGCCGACGAGGCCAAGAAGAGCCCGGACACGACGGTCGCCGAGGCCGTCGAGGCCAAGGGCGACGCGGACGACCCGCGCGCTTCGACCCCCGACCCCATCGACGCCTTGAACCGCCCCGCCGTCGGGAAGTAGGGATGGCGACCGGCTGGGTGTGTCCGAAGTGCGGCGCGGTCTATGCGCCGTGGGTCCCATCTTGCCGAGCCTGCAAGTCCCATCCAGCCGTGGTACCTCAGCCCTGGACTCCGCCCTGGACTCCGTTCCCCGGCGGGACCGCACCGGGCGGCCCCTACTGGTACCCGAGCGTCAGCCACAGCGATGTCTCCGTTCGGGAGGCGAGTCGTGCGGCCCGGGAGGCGCCTCGTGCCTCTTCGTAAGGGGTCTTCGCGCAAGGTCGTGTCCTCGAACATCAAGACGGAGATGCGAGCCGGCCGGCCACAGAAGCAGGCCATCGCCATCGCCCTACGCAAGGCGGGCAAAGCCCGGAGGAAGTAGCCATGCCAGTCACCGGACGATTGAAGGGCAGCGCCATCCGAAGCCGTGGGGCGGGAACCAGGTCCGTCACGGTCCGCAAGGGCATGAAGTCCGAAACCAAGGTCAACGCGGGCGTCGCGAAGATGTCGAAGCGGATGCTTCCGACCGCCGCGAAGCCCATTCGCCCTCGCGGTGCGGCGGCCTCTCTCCGCCCACGCGTCGCGCGTGAGGCGACCGCCGGTACGAACGCGCGGACGCACATCCGCGCCCAGGTCACTCGTCGGGGCAAGAGCCGGAGCAAGTAGGTGTGTCAGGTCTGCGAAGACCTGTTCGATATCGACCTGAGCTCCGAGGAGTGGGAGGAAGATGAGTCGCGCGCTGGACCTGAACCCGGGCGCACAGACCGACTTCGTGATGTCGCCCTCGCAGTACACGGCGTACGTCGGGGGGGTCGGCGCCGGTAAGACGTTCGCCGGCATCGCCCGTGGCCTCCGATACTCGCTCCAGCCGAAGCCCGACGGCGTCTTCCACGCCGCCCGCGGCGTCATCGCCGCATCGTCCTACCCCGTCCTCAGAGACACCATCGTCCCGACCCTCGAGGAAATCATCACCATCACCGGCCTGGCCGACTGGTCGAAGGACTACAAGAAGTCGGAGAAGGAGCTGACCCTCATCAACGGGTCCGTCATCCGTCTCCGGTCCCTCGACAAGCCGGACTGGATGCGCGGCCCGGAATACTCCTGGTTCTTCATCGACGAGGGCCGCAACGTGACCATGGAGGCGTGGAAGGTCCTCACGGGTCGTCTCCGCCAGCGGGGCTACGACACCTCCGGGTTCGTGTGCTCGACCCCGAACGGCTACGACTGGATGTGGCGTGTCTTCCACGAGGACTCGGAGAATCGCGTCCCGGGCGCCGTCTGGTACAACGCTCCGACGACGCAGAACCGCCATCTCCCTCCGGGCTACATCGACAACCTCAAGGCCAACTACCACGGCCGGTTCTACGAGCAGGAGGTCGAGGGCAAGTTCGTCGGCCTCGTCGAGGGCGGCGTCTTCCCCTACTGGGACCCGGCGTCGTTCCTCGTCCCTATCGAGTACCGCCCGGAGCTCCCCCTCTACACCGGCTGGGACTTCGGCTTCGGTGACCTCGGCGTCTGCCTCTTCATGCAGGTCGAGTGGCTCGACAAGCAGGTTGCCGACGGGGCGAACTACAAGGGCCCGCGCATGCAGGTCCCGCAGCTCTATATCCTCGACGTCATCGCCGAGAAGGAGTGGACCGCCGCCGACTGGGCCCTCGCCTACAAGGAGCGGCTCGAGACGGCCTTCCAGGGTGCCAAGACCGACGGCGACTACGGGGACCCCGCCGGGATGCAGCGGAACCCCTCGACCGGCACGAGCGTCATCGCCGACCTGAACACCGCCGGCGTGAACGTCGGCCCCGTCCTCAAGCGGCCGCAGGACTACTCCCTCCGCATCTTGAACAACATGATGGCCGGCGGGCGCGTCCTCATCGCGAAGGGTGTCGCGGACACGGTCTCTCACGCGCTGGCCTCCCATAAGTGGAAGCTCGGCACCGAGGGCATGAAGTCGGCGAAGGACCCGGTCCACGACTGGACCTCCCACTACGTCGACGCCCTCCGCTACGCCGCCTCCGTCCTCCTCCCCTTCGGCCCCCGCAGCGTGGAGGACGCGTCGGAGAAGGAGTTCGAGCCGAACCAGTACGGCTACGTCTTCCAGCAAGGGCTGAGCAAGCCCGACAGCGACCGCTGGCTCGGCAACAGCCGGAAGCGTCGCGCGACCTTTGAGCCCGGGACCATCGTCCCGAGAGGAGCATGATGGCTGGGAACCAAGTGTTCCGCGTCTACGACGACGAGGAAGTCATGCTCGCCATCTACTCCCGCCGGTTGAAGGTCGCCGACGAGAAGTACGCTCGGATGTCGAAGGAGCGCGAGGAGTTCTTCGACCGGTACCGCGAGATGCCGAAGGAGGGGCAGTTCACCTCCCGCGGCCACCGTGTCACCACGGGCGTCGGCACCGGCATCATCGACACCCTCTACTCTTCGATGGTCGCCGTGGACGTCGAGTTCATCACCAAGGCTCTTGGGCGCGGCACGCGCTCGCAGGCCTACGTAGCGACCCAGGGCTTGAACCAATCCTGGCGCGACACGAAGGGCCAGAAGCGGTGCAAGAAGGCCGTCAAGGACGCGCTCCTCGCGGACGTCGGCTGGGTCAAGGTGTACTACGACTACGAGACCGACGTGATGACCGCGGACCGTCCGGATGCCGCCATCAAGGCCGAGATGGAGGAGCTCCTAGGGAAGGACGCGAAGCTCACCGCGGATGAGCTCGCGGAGATGGTCCCGACCCGCGAAGACCAGACCGTCGTCATGCGCGACCGCGTCTGCGTCGACTACGTCCCCTGGAAGCTCGTTCGCTACGACCCCTCGGCGAAGCAGGTCGAGGACATCCGCTGGGTCGCGCAGTACACGCCGATGCCGCAGACGGAGGTCGTGTGGAACCCGACCTACCGCGCCTTCGTGCTCGACCGCTACGGGGAGGCCGAAGGGAAGCGCCTCCTCGATGACCTCAAGGGCGACTCGAAGGTCCTGACGGGCCTCGAGAGCGACCTGGGCTTCATGAACACCGTTCCGAAGGACGAGCACGAGGACGACTCGCGCGTGACCGTCGTCGAGATGTGGGACTTCGAGACCGGCCTCATCACCGTCTTCCCCCGCGACCGGAACGACCTGGTTCTCTACCAGCGCCTCAACCCGCTGATGTTCAACCTCGACCTCGAGGACCGGAACCCCTTCAAGCCCCTCATGGTGCGCGAAGTCTCGGACGAGTTCGAGGGCCTCGGCGACGCCCGCCTCATCCAGAACGGCCTCGAGGAGCTCGACGAGTACCGCTCGAACATCGCGACGAACGTCGCCCGGACCATCCCGAAGTTCTTCGGCCCGGAAGAGGGTCTCACGAAGGCCGGTAAGAAGGCCCTCGAGTCGACCGAGTGGGGGGCGTACGTCGAGACCTCCCGCCAGACTCCCCCGAACGGCATCTGGACGCCGCAGCTCCCCATCCTCTCGCAGGAGGTCTACGGGGTCCCCGACAAGATTGTCGAGGAGCTCAAAGAGGCGACCGGCGCTTCGGATGTCATGCGCGGCGTCTTCACCTCGAAGCGCCAGACCGCCGCGGAAACCCAGCTCGTGTCGGCTCACGGGGACGTGCGCCAGGCCGAGCGTCGGGGGAACCTCGAGGAGTGGTACCTCAGCATCGCCCGGACCATGCTCCAGCTCATGCAGGTCTTCTACGACGCCGAGCGGATGCACCGCTTCGTGTCGGAGACCGGCGAGGAGTTCACCTGGACCTGGACGCGCGAGGACATCGCCATCGAGGCCGACATCGACGTCGCCATCACGCCGCGCGAGAACCTGACGCGCGATGAGCGCCTCCAGCGCATGATGCTCGTCATGAACTTGCTCATCCCGCTCCCCGAAACGTCTCGCCCCGACCTCATCCGGGCCGTGCTGCGCGAGACCGGCATCCTCTCTGAGGAGGACATCCTCACGCTCGTGAAGAGCCAGGAGGAGCTCGCGAAGGAGCAGGAGGCCGCCCAGCTCGAAACCGTTCTCTCCGCCCGCCCGCAGGAAGGTGGCGGGGCGCCTGGCCTGAATATCGCGGCCTTCGGCGTCCCCACCAAGGGCGGCGCCCGGACCCCCGCCGGCCGCTCCGGTGGGTCAAGATAGCGCCAGTTCACGGAAAGCGTGAATACGTGCTACCTCAGTTCAAGCTTGCATCGTCGAGGGCATAGCCACAGCCGTCCGGCCGAGGGCGACCGCCACAACGAACGGGAGGCACCACATGGCCCCAGAGGCCACCGCATCAACCCGTGAGGGCATCGCCGCGGCACTCGCCGAGACGAAGTTCCCCACGGAGGAAACGGCCGTCGACGACGGCTGGGACAGCTTCGAAGCCGAGCCCAGCGCGACAGAGACGGTAGAGGCGCCCGACGCTACTCCGGGCGAGCCACCCAGTAAGGTCGAGGCCCAGGAGCCCGAGGTACCGGCCGAGCCGGCAACGCCGGCAGCCGACGTCCCCGAGGTGTACTGGGGCACAGACCTGACCGGTATTCCGGCTGAGAGGCGCGCGGAAATCATAGCGCACCTCGAGCAGCAGGACAGCACCATCCAGAAACTCCAAGGGCGCATCGCCGCCCTCTCTCAGCCTGACGAGTCGGCCACGCCGGTCACCCCGGACGAAGCCGAGGAAGTCAGCGACGAGGCGCTTCTCCGCGCCGCGGGCCTCGACCCCGAGGACTTCGCGACACAGCAGAACGCTGTCGTCATCCTGCCGATTCTTCGGCGCACGCTCGCGCTGGAGGACAAGGTCGACGAGGTTCTCAAGAACTCGCAGTACAACGAGACCGAGAAGGCCTGGAACTCCGCGCTGGACGAACTGGAGGGTTCCTACGGGAAGCTCCCGTTCGGCCGGGTCGACGTGCTGAAATACGCCGTCGCCGAGAAGCTCGCCTCGCCCTACGAGGCCTACTTCAAGCTCACGGCTCCCATCAAGCGTGAGGTCGAGCAGGCCGCGGCCATCGCGAGGCGTGAAACGCTCAAGAAGGAGGCAGCCGCGGGCGTCAAGCCGCGGAGCAACGCCGCCGGCGAACCGCTCATCAAGAAGGGCACATCCCTTCGCGATGCGGTCGCGCAGGCCGCGAAGGCCGCTGAGAGGGAGACGAAGCTCTCCTGGCGGGACGCCGTGAAGCGGCGCCTCGTCGAGAAGCCCTCGGAGTAAACCGAGGCAGCTCGCCTCAGTAGCGACAGGAGCAGTACATGGGCATCTACACCGACCAGTTCGACGTCTTGGTCACGACCACGCTGGACAAGATTCGTCCAGTGCTGACGGACCAGATTTCGAACGAGAACGTCCTCCTGGCGTGGCTGAACTCGAAGTCCCGCGTGACCGTAGACGGTGGAACCGTCCTGCGGCGCCCGGTCCTCTTCGCGTTCAACGACACCGTCGGGTCCTACTCGGGATACGACGTCATCGACACCACGCCGCAGGAGGGAATGGGTTGGGCGGAGTTTCCGTGGGCCCAGCACGCCGGTTCCGTCGTGATTTCCGGTGAGGAAGTCAAGAAGAACGCCGGCGCTGCGCAGCTCATCAACCTCCTCCAGGCCAAGTTCGACCAGTTGAAGTTGTCGGTCGCCGACGACCTCAACGCCATGCTCTACGGCGACGGCATCGGCAACACCCAGAAGGACATGATTGGCCTCAAGGGCATCGTGTCCAACGGGACGCAGAACGCCGCGGCCGGCACCGACGTGCACCTCGGGGGCATCTCCGCCGCCACCTATACCTGGTGGAAGTCCGTCGTCCGCACCGCGGCCGTGGACCTCACCACGTTCGATGGCGTGCAGGCCCTCAACAACGTGTACAACACCATCCGCCTGAACCGCTCCAAGGTGGACATCGAGGTCACCACGCAGGCGAACTACGAGGCCTACGAGGCCCTCGCGGTCCCGAACATCCGCTTCCAGTCCCTCAAGGCTGCGGACCTCGGGTTCGAGTCCATCGCACACAAGACGGCCGAGGTCGTGTTCGACCCGGACGCCCCGGCGACGGGTACCATCAACGACGGTACCGTCACCATCTCCGGCGGGGGTGCGTGGTTCTTCCTGAACAGCGACAGGCTGGAGTTCGTGCAGCACGCGGACGAGTGGTTGAACCCGACGGACTTCGTCCGTCCGTACAACCAGGACGCCAAGGTCGCCCTCATCCTGTCGATGGGGAACCTCATCACCGACTCGCGCCGGTCTCACGGCGTCGCAGTCGCGACGGTGGTCTAGGTCACCGTCGAGTAGACGCTGGGGGGAGACCTTCGGGTCTCCCTCCCGCGCACACCTGGGAGGTCTCGTGATTGGACACGGAGCAAGGCCGCTCGTGACGGCGGACACCCTCGACGAACGCCGGGACGTCCAGCGTTCGCGCGATTCGGAGCGCCAGGCAAACATGGAGCTCCAGAAGGCCGTGGCCGAGGAGGCCATGGAGCGTCGGTCACAGCGGAACAGCGGCTCCCTCTTCGAGCGCGTCGAGAAGGCGAAGGAACGCCTGACGCCGCTCCCCGCGGGGGCATGCCTGGCTCTCTACGAAGCTGCGAATACCATCGACCGGGACATCCTCTTCCTCGCGGAGGAGGCCGGGAAGAACCGGAAGGAAATCCTCCGGATGTGGACGCAGCCCCGCAAGTCGGCGCGAGAGCAGCTCGTGCAAGAAGCGCGTGAGAAGCTGCAAGGTCCCCCGGAAGTGGGGGATGTCGCAGCGACGGACACGCCACCCAGCGAGCCGGCGTAGAAGCCGGCTCCGAAGAGTCGGGCGAAGCCGAAGTCGGCCTAGGGCCCGCGAGGAGACACGAACATGGCTTTCAAGAAGCGTCGCATCGAGGGTCTGACTTCCGCCGCGCCGGTCGTTCTCGGCTCGGTCGGGGGTGGACCCGGTACGGGGGGTTACGCAGCTCTCCGCGCCATCATCGCTCGCAACTTCGCCAGCTCGGCGAAGGCCGCGGCTGGTGCCGACGTGCTCGGTACGCTCGAGGTCAAGGACGCTGAGGGGCGCATCATGTTCCTCGACGCCGCCGACCGCGACTACGCTACGGCCGAAGTTCGGCTGAACGTCACCCGTGACGTCACAGCGACCGGCTTGACCGGCGCCGGCACCTACGTCGACGCCACCGGAGCGGCCATCACCATGGCGGCCGAGACTGAGGCGGGTTCACCGCAGCCGTACAAGTTGCCGTTCACGGTCACCGCGAGGAACTTCGCGACGGTCACCGACTTCCTGACGGTCGACCTTCTCCTGGAGGTGTAGAGATGGTTGCCATCACGGTCACCGCACTCGTTCCAGGTACCAAGCCGCTTCCCCCGAACAAGCCGAAGCGGTCGCTCCGCGGTGCCGCAGGGGCGCTCTTCGCAGGGCCCGTCTTGTCCAAGGCTGCTACGGCCGGTCCGGCCACGGTGACACACGCCACCGGGGCGGAGGCCGGGGGCGCCGAGGACACCACGGGTAGCCGCGAGAGCGACACCTACGGCATCGACGGCAACACCGGCGGCATGGCCGGAGCTCCGTCCACCACGGACACCAGGCCGACGGGGCGCACGCGCTTCCTCGGCGCCGGCGTTCAGGGTGGGTCCATTCCGGGTCGCCCCATCGCCAGCGGGGACCACGTCCTCGTCGGTGGGGGCTATCCCGGCGGCGGTGGCACGTTCGACAAGCGAACGACCATCGACGGCGAGGGCGGGCGGGTGCTCGGAGCATCCGGTCGCGGTACCCTCGTAGCCGACGAGACCGTCACCGCGGTCGCCCCTCCGGGCGGCCGTCCGACCATCGGCGCTGCCGCGAACCCCGCGGCCGGTACGGTGGCTCTGGTGGACGGTACCACCGGCATCATGCAGATTGACCTGCACGCCGACGACATCACCGCTGGGGCCGCTGGCCGCGCCGGTGCGCTCGTCTCCGTGTTCGCGCGCGACACCGACACTGATGTCGACAAGAAGGTCGCTCTGTTCTTCGGAACGGTGGACGGCGGAACCGACATCTCGACGTTGTTCACGCCGGGTGCCGGCACCTACGCGCTGTACGTCGCGTGGCGCTACAAGAGGGCCGACGGTGGGTTCGCCTACGGTCCGTTCTCCGCGCGCGCCACACTCGCCATCACGTAACACGACCTAGTGAGGGGTACGGGGGCCTTCGGGCCCCTGCCCCCTCTCCGGTTGGAGGAACCCCATGGCAATTGTTCACGAGTCCGTTCTGCGTGCTATCGGCACGTTCAACAACGACTTCCGCATCAACTCCACCGCGCGCGGTGTTCTCATCACCGCGAATATCACCGCGAAAGGTGCGGGTGCGGCGACGCTGGCCTTGAATCTCCAGACCTACGACGAGGCGTCGCAGACGTACGTGGCTCTCACGGACTTCGTGACCGCCGCGCCGACCGCCATCGCCATCGCCGCGACCGCGGTCACCCCGACGGAGCAGTTCCAGCTCGCGGTGTACCCGAGCTTCGGCGTCGTAGTTCCGGCGGTCGGCAAGAAGCGGGCGTTCTCGGCTCCTGTGCCGACATCACTCCGTCTCGTCGAAGTCATCGCGACAGACACCATCACGTTCAGCGTCAGCGCGAAAGCGCTCCAGTAGCGTCCGGGAGGGTCGCCCATGGCGACGTACTGCTTCATCTGCACGCTCTGCGGGTCCTCACGCGAGGTTGGTCTCGCCATCGCTCCGTCGTGCCACGATACGACCATGAAGCGCGACTACCGCGCCGAAGCCGCCGGTGTTCAGACCCTCCAGCTCCGCCGCGAGCGCGAGACTGGGGGGTCTTCTGCTGTCCGGGACCTGTTCCTCCCGACGGCGCGGGACTACGCCGGCCCCACAGACCCCGACGGGTCCAAGGGCATTCGCCAGTGGAACGACGAACACGCGCCGGGCAGCGGGAACAAGCGCCCGCTCCGGCCCGAGTCACCCAGGAAGATGTGGTAGCCGATGGATTTGACGACAGCCAGGCTCGAGGTGCGGGAACGCATCGGTGAGCTCTCCGCGAATTTCTTCACCGACGTCGAGGTCGACCGCGCCATCAACCAAGCCGTCCGCCACTTCAACGCCGAGGAGCAATGGCCGTGGCTCTTCACCGAGTTCACGAGCCAGATTGGCCTCAGCGGCCCCGCGGATGATGAGCTGGTTCTCCCCGACGACGTCAGCCTGAACCGGATGTTCAACGTCTCCGCCTCCGGCGGTGGCCTCGGTCGGCCGCAGGTCCTCGAGCGCGTCCCCCCGGACGCCGGCTTCCGCCTCCGCTTCACCTACAACAACATCGCGCGCGACCCCCGCTACTACTACCTGACCTCCGCTGCGGTCGACGCCGGCAACGGCGTCCACGTCAACTACACGATGAAGTTCATCCCGCAGCCCGACACGATGTACGACCTCGAGGCGCAGTACCTCCGCAAGCCGGCGCTCATGTCGGGCGGCACGGACCTGACGGACTGCCCGCAGGACTACGACGACGCCATCCCCTCGTGGGCCGCGGGGAAGCTCTTCCTCAAGGAGTTCGGCATCAGCCAGAAGGCCTCGGAGCAGTTCGCCTTGTACAAGGACGTGCTCGACCAGGCCCGGCACGACCTCCTCGCGCAGTCGCAGGATGAGGTCGTCGCCTGGGGCCGCGAGCTTCCGGAGAACCGGTTCCGGAGTCAACGCGACTACGTGATGGGGCGCATCCCGCCGACGCTGGGCTAGTCCATGCCGGTCATCACACGGGACTCTCACGCGCATGGGTTCGAGATGCGCGAGTACATCGCGGATGGTGGCATCTACATCGGCGCGCTCTTCTACGAACACACCATCGTCCACGGTACCAGTCTCACGTCGGTCAAGGCGATTTCGACCACGTCACAGGTGGCGAAGGTCGTCTACGTCATGGACAGCAACGGCGGCATCGACCTGAGCTGGCGCTGGTACATCTACTTCGACTCGCTGCCGACGACGGACGAGACGCTGTCCAATATCCAGGCCGTAATCGGAGACCTGGGTCACGCGTTCGGCAACGCGTTCAACAGTGCGACCGGCAAGATTCGGTCCTTCGTCAAGGACAGCGGCGGCTACCACTACGGCTCCGACGCCGACCTGGTCGTGTCAACGGGTGCGTGGTACCGCCTGGAAGTCGCCATCAACGGCGACATCGGTGTGAACGGGCCGGTTCTGCACTCCAGAACGTCCATCGCCCCGATGAGCACCGAGGTTGAGGTCTTCGGAGGGCAGAGCCCCGACTGCATCGACGAGCCGTCCGGGTTTACGAACTTCGAGCTTCACATCGGCCCCTACCAGAACCCGGGTTCCGCCTTCACCGTGTACATCGACGACATCGTCGCGCAGTACGGAGGACCCGGCGGTTCCCCGGACCCGGGGTACCCACTAGGACCCGGCGAGACCTACACCATGGTTCCGCAGTCCACGGGTACGACCGTCAGTCCCGAGAAGTTCACGGACAGCGCCGGCAACACCCCGCCGGTCAATCCGCATCTCTTCGTCGATGACGTGAACGGCTTGGGGGACTACTTCTACCAGAACGCGAACGATGCTGCGGCGTACATAGACCTCAACTTCGGAGGAATGCCCACGACTTCTTGGGTCTACGGCATCAACGCTCACCTCAACCACGCGATGAGCGCGGCAGCCTCCGGAACGATGAGCAACTGGCTCACCAACCCGGACACCGGCAACACTCGGAGCATCGGCGAAAACCATGCCAGCTCTCACACGTCCGAGGAGACCTTCTTTGCCAATGAGCTTGTGTTCTGGCTCTTCCCCGGAAACTTTCCCCCCGACTCCGCTGCGAAAATCAACAGCCTGTTCCACACGCACGGGAAGTCCACCGACACCAGCCCATTCACGCGCCTCCATCGTGTCGTCTACGAAATCGCGTACCGAGCGGGAGCGGCCGCTCCGAGCGGGGGCGGCGTGGAGCATGAGCGCCGACCCTTCCCGCTCACGCAGGCAGCATGGCGGGTTCACCCGTGGACGATGAGGGAACACGATGGCAGACGATGAAATCCAGGGTGCCGCAGACGACCCTCAGCAGCCCGTAGGGCCGGCGAAGGCCGAGACTTTTCAGAAGCAGCTCGCGCAGCTTGCGTCGGAGGCGGAGCAGAACTTCACTCACATCGACGGCCAGTACCGGGCCTTCGTCGCGAAGTTCAACAAGCTCGCCCGCGACACCAAGGAGTACATCGACGAGCAGGACCTCCTCGTCGTCGAGGACCACGACCACTCTACGCCGGCCGACGGTGCGGTCGACGGCGGTGGCTCCGAGGGCGGACCACTCGCCCCGGACGCCATCTACGGCGGCGTCGGCAGCAACCTCGGCTACCATCTCCTCTTCCCGGCCGACGATGAGCACGAGCACTTCCCCTCCAGCGCCGGCGGTGGCGGCGGCGCCGGAACGCCCGGTGACCCGGGTGCTCCAGGTCCCCAGGGTCCGACAGGGCCCCCCGGCATGTGGCTCGAGGTGGAGGGCGACGACGGACTCCCTGGTCCTCCTGGAAGTCCAGGTCCGCCTGGTGGGGCGGGAGCCCCCGGAGCAGCCGGCTCCACCGGTCCCCCCGGTATGTGGCCCGCGGCCGAAGGCGAGGAGGGCCCACTTGGGCCGCCCGGCCCGCAGGGGCCCGCTGGTCCCGCAGGTGCAGACGGCGGTGGCGTAACGCAGGAGTACCTCGGCTACAACGTTATTGGCGTCAGCACCGAAGCAATGGCTGTCAGCCGGGTGTATGCCAAGAAAATCACTCTGGCAGCAGCCGGGCTTCTGACCAGCATCGAAGCATACGTGGACGGCGGCAACGCGAACGACGTCCTTGGTGGGTTGGCCGCGGCGGTCTACGACGACACGGCGGGGACTCCGAACCGGGTCGTCGCCTACGTTCAGGGCGACGATGCCTCGGTCCTGCTCGATGATACGTCCGGAGCGGGAGGGAACACCGACCCGCGCTGGCTGGCAATCCCCATCGGGAAATGGCTCACCGCCGGCGACTACTGGATTGCGTACCAGCACGGCCGTGCTGCCGGTGCTGAGACTCGCATCTACTTTGACGGCAGCGGAAGCGACCGAACGTACGACCCGGGTGGTGCCTCGTACTGGTTCGTAGACTGGGGCTTCTACGCTCCGACAACGACGGCGAACCGGTACAGCATCCGCGCCAACATCCTCACACCTAGCGCCGGCGGTCCTGCCGCCGGGGCCGCGGCTCCTACCGTCTGGCTTCCCTTCCAGACCGAAGACGACGACTGGGACTGGCCGCAAGGCCGAAACGTCCTCGCCATCACGGACCCATCTTTCAGGTTCCCCGGCGGCTCACTGTTCCTCCGCGCCGACGGTACGTTCGCAGCCCCGGCGGGCGCCCCTCCCGCCGCCACGACCGTCGAAGTCAATCTCGGCGCAGCCCCCGAGGCGGTGTGGCGGGGGAAGTTCACCATCACGGACGGAAGCATCACCTCAAGCAGCAAGGTCTTCGTCTGGCAGGCCCCCGGCCCGTACACCGGGAAGGGGACACGGGCCGACGAGGCCGAGCTGGCTCCCATCAAGATTGACGCTACTGAACCTGCCACCGGTTCCTGCGTGGTGAAGTGGCGCTCTGTTCAGGCTCTCCGGCCAAACTACACCCAGCGGGTACTAGCGGATGCGTTCGACCCCGCGACCCTGGGCCCAGGGATGCGGCGACTCGCTGTTCCTGCCTCACAAGACGGTGTAGCGGTTGTGGGCAAGGTCCGGGGTAACGTCAAGTTCAGCTACCTGGTCTTCTAGGAGGAGTACATGGCGGTCATTGAAGGCGGAGTCTCCGGGCTCCTCGCAGAGGTCGGGCTGGGCGCAGCGATGGCGCAGCACGCCACAATCAAGCCCATCCCGCACGGCTCGCTCGGGCACTACCGCTCCGCGGTGCGGTTCGCCACCGTAGCGGCCCAGGCAACCATCGTGCCCGTGTGGGAAGTGCGGAACACCGCGGCGAACATCATCATTCCTACGCGCCTCAGGGTGTCTTGGACGCAGGCGGGTATTGTCACCACCGCGGGTCGTTACGACCTAGAGCTTCGAAGGCTGACGGGCTTCACCGTCTCGTCCACGACGAACACCGTCACCCCGACGGCGTCCATCAAGCGTACTTCGGGTATGGCAGCGCCCCCGGGTGGAGCAGCCATCCGACACGTCACCATCGCAGGAGCGGCAGCGGGAATGACCGGCGGTACGTGGGTTGCGGACGGCGGCGCGGGCTGGATTGGGGAGCGTTGGTTCCTCGCGGCGATGCCGACTGCGTCGGAGCTAGCCCCGGTTGTTCCGTGGGAGCTTCTCGACGACGTGAACGGCACTCATCCATTCGCGCTCGCACAGAACGAGGGCCTTCAAATCAGACCCATCGTCGCGGGCTCCGTGACATCTTTCATCACTAGCATCTCGGTTGACTTCTCGTGGGCCGAGGTCACCGCCTTCTAGTGGACGTCCTCGACTTGACCGCCAACCGCGACATGCGGTCCTACTTCACGGGACTCAAACGCCCGTGCCCTTCGAACTTGTGCGACGGCTTCCTCACGGAATACGACCAAGAGTCGTGGGAGCCGTTCAAGGCATTTCTCGTCTGTCCGAAGTGTGAGAGTCGACTCCGGCTCCACAAGAAAGTGAGGTAGAGCATGGCCGGCACCATCAAGAGTCTCGGTCCGGTGGCGCTGACCACCGTGTACACGACGAACATCATGCAGGGCGGGGGCTTCACACTAGCCGCCGGCTCGGCCCTGCTGTACGACGTGGTTCGCCACATCCATGTCGCCAACAAGCTGGCGAACGACACCTTCCGCCTGTACCTCGGCGCCACCGGCGCCAACGCCGCCGGAACGGAGCTCTTCTTCGACTTTCCCGTCACCGCGAAGCTGACGTACGACTACTACTGCGCGAAGAAGATGGTGTCCACCGAGTTCCTCGTCGGCGGAGCCGCCACCACGCTGACCCTCGTCATCGTCATCGAAGGTGAGACTTACGCCGTCTAGTTCATAGGAGACCGCGCTCTTGTCGCCTGTCGCCGCACCGCTGATAATCGAGCTCCGCGACTTCCGCGGAGGCCAGAAGCCATCCCTCACGCCGGCCTCCCTGGGCCCTACGGAGCTCCTCGACGCGCTCAATCTCGTTCCGGACAAGGAGTCCGGGGCCCTCGTGACGCGAAAGGGCTTCGTCGCGGTGGTGACCGTCAACGCCTCCTACACCATCCGGACCGTCTCCTTCTACTCCAAGACCTCGGCCGCAGGCGTCAGGACGGACTACGCCGTCTGCGTGATGGACAACGGCGCGGGCGACAACGTCTCGGACAACGTCCGCATCTACGCCGTCGACCTCGGGACCAGCACCGCAACCTGGATTTCCCGACCGACCGATGGCGCGGGCGGAGTCGCCCGCCAGTGGCTCTCGGGGAACAGCCGCCACTGGGGAGAGACCATCGACGGGGTGTTCTACGGCGGGGGCCTCCTCGACGCCCCGTACTCCTGGGATGGTACGACGTGGAAGGTCGACCCGGGGGCACACGACTTCAAGACCCTGGTCGACCCGAGTGCCGGCATCACTCTCGCGACGCAGGTCCCTTCGGACAAGGCCTTCCGGAAGCGCGACAAGGCCCGCTGGTCCGACGCCGACAACCCTTCGACGATGTCCTATCGCGTCGCCGTCCGAAACAGCTTCGCGAAGTGGAAGAGCGGACGGGACTACTCGCGGCACGCCCGGGTCTCCATCAAGCGCGACTGGTTCGCGAATAGCAAGCTCTGGTACCGCTCCTTCCGCTGCAAGAAGGACCACACCGCGAGCACCCTGAACCGTCCCGGCGACGGCACCGGCGCCTGGCAGACGAAGTGGCGCCCCATCATCCTCGACGACCCCCGGGACGAGGACACCATCATCTCGAGCGACTGGGACGTCATCCCCGAGATGGCGTCGACCTTCGTCGCGACGTGGCACGACCATCGCCTGTTCCTCCGCTACGACGACATCGCGGGCTCCGTGGGCATGCAGCGCATCCAGTACAGCGCGCCCGACAAGCCACGGAAGCGCGATGAAATCCAGGCGCTCCGGTTCGACCCGAAGGACTTCGGGCTCGGCGACGACGAGGACGGCCCCGGCGGCGGCTGGCTCCCGGACCTCCAGCGGAACGAGCCCGTCACGGCCCTCTTCTCCTACGGGAACTACCTCCTCATCTTCCAACGGAACTGGACTTGGGCCCTCCAGACGGCGACCGGCGACGACTTCGCCTGGTCCCTCCGGGAGATTGGGGACGTCGGCTGTCAGTCGATGCGGGCCGTCGCGAACTTCGATGGAACGGTCTATTTCATCGGCCCGGACGGCCTCCACTACACCGACGGCACCGCCATCGGCACGCCCGCGGGTTCGGAGGTCATCAACCAGTACATCGCCCGCAAGCTGGACGCAACCTCCTCCCTGGCCGACGTGACGATGTGGGTCTACGACGACCTCGTGTGGTTCTCCATCCCCTCGGCGGCCGGCGGTGTCCCCGCGGAGACCTGGACCTACGACCCCCTGAACAACAGCTTCATGAAGCAGGGCTTCGCCGTCCTCGACGCGGCCCTAGTGCAGAAGCAGGGCATGGAGTACGTCTACTTCTCGCAGCCCGGCACGGGTGCGACGAAGGGCGTGCTCTACCAGTTCGCCCCCTCGGCCCAGGAGCCGAGCTCCCCGACGGACGACGGCACGGCCATCGCGTGGAACGTCCGCTCGTCCTGGATGCAGTTCGGCTTGGGTGTCCACATCGAGCGCCGCATCCGGCGCATCTGGGCCCTCGCGAAGTCGCCGAACTCCATCACGCTCAAGGCCTACCGCGACTTCTCCGACGCCGCGTACTACACGCAGGCCCTCGGTGCCGCGGCCACGGTCCCCCTCTACAAGGAGGGCAACGTCGTCCCCGACTCCGGAGCTTTGTCGCTCGAGCTCACCGGGACCGGGAAGTCCGAAGTCCACGGCTTCGGTGTCCACACCCAGCCTCGTCGTCTCCGCTACGGGAGGGGCTAAGCATGGAAAACCTTGCATGGGCTGCTGGTCTGTTCGAGGGTGAAGGTTCCTGGTCTCTTCGCCACCAAGCCTACCCGTCCGCGCGGCTCGCCATGACCGACGAAGACGTAGTGCGACGCTTCGCTGCCACTCTCGAACTTCTCGGAGGGCGCGTTCACGGTCCCTATCGAGGAACGAACAAGCCCTACTGGGTGTGGCAGTTGTCCGGCTTCGAGCGAGTCCAAGCTCTCTACGCGATGTTGTGGCCCTGGCTCGGCAATCGAAGGCGCAGTCGCGGCGCCGAAGTAGTAGCCGCCGGACATCCGGACGGCAGAAGGAACTAGCCCATGCCACTAGCTGGACCTCTCGGCGGCTCCTCGTCGCTCTCCGGCGGACTCGAACCACGGGGTCTGCCGAACCCGAATCGGCTGCGCCAGACCGCGAACAACAACCAGGGTAGCCACAAGCCGGCGGCCTCCTCCGGCCTGGTCGCCCCGACGTATACGAACCCGGGCGGTATCACCGCCCTCCCCTCTCTCTCCCCCGCGGACACCGCCTCCTACTACTCCCAGCTCCAGAACCTCCAATACGGCTACGCGATGCAGGCCGCGGCCATCCGGGCCCAGCGCGTCGGCGTGAAGTCCGCGCTCCAGCCAATCCTGGCGGACATCAAGCGCGAGAAGATTCAGGGCCTCAATGACGTCCGCGCGGCCGCCATCGGACAGGGCCTCTACGGCGGCAGCGCCGCGCTCGAGAAGGAAGTTGGCATCCACGGCCTCGCCGCGTCGGCCCGCGCCGAGGCGAAGACGGGCGTCATCAACGCGCTCCAGGCGCTCAAGCTCCAGAACCAGGCCTCCGGCGGCGCCCTCCAGATTGGTCTGGCGGGGCTCCAGGCGCAGAAGCTCGCAATGCAGCAGTCTCAGCTTGCATCGCAGTTGCAGCAGAACACCATCGTGAGCGGCACCGAGGGCAGCGTGAGCTCATCGGGCAACATCCAGACCGGCGTACCGCTCGCGGCCGATAGCCCGCTCCTCCGGAACTATCAGGGTACAACGCTCCAGCAGCCGGCCATCCACACGCTGCGCGCCGCGACGAAGGCCGGCATCGACATCGTGGGCCACCTGACGTCCTCGTACCGGACGCCGGAGCAGCAGGCCGCCTTGTACGCCGCCAAGCCCGGCCTCGCGGCCCCTCCAGGGAAGTCGCTCCACCAGCAGGGCCTCGCCATCGACGTCGATAGCACCTGGCTCGCTGCGAACCCGAAGGCACGCGAGTGGCTCCTCGCGAACGGCTGGCACCAGTTCGATGCCGCCAAGGAACCGTGGCATTTCAGCTACGGTACGACAGGTTAGGAGACCAGATGCCCACGAAGCAATCGAAGCCGTCGGCGACGCTGAGGTCCAGTCTCGCCTCCCTCGAGAAGATGCGCGGGGCCTCGCACGCCGAGACCGTCGCCGACTACGGCGTGGCCTCCTCCGCCGCCCGGGCCGGCTCCGCGGGCTTGTCGAAGCAGATGAGTCGCATCCAGGCCACCACCCACGGCATCGACCGCCGGACCGTTCGGGGCGTCGCGAAGTTGTCCGACAAGGCCCGCGCCATCCAGCGCCAGACCATCGCGGCGCAGGACCGCATCAGTCAGAACTACGGCGGGATGTTCGGAGGCAGCGCAGCCCTGGAGTTCTACGGAGCCCGTGCAAGGGCCGGCGCCGGCGCACGCTCGGCTGAGGCCAACGTGCGCCTCGGCGTCGACCAGGCCAAGGCCGGCCAGCTCGCCATAGGCATCGCGCAGGAGGGCGTGGCCGCGGGTCAGGCCGCCGCGCAGTACGCCATGGCGCAAGCGATGCAGAGCCGCTTCATGGTCACGAACGACACCATCGCCCAGCTCGAAGGACAGCTCCAGAACACCGCCCTCCAGTACAACCTCCAGCTCCGCAACGCGAAGGCGTTGCAGGAAGACGCGGAGAAGCTGGCTGGGACCGACAAGGCGGGCGTCACGGCCCTCATCGAGCAGGGTACGGAGACCGCGACCTCCATCGGCAGGTGGGTCGCGGACTACAAGGCCGCGCACCCCGCGGGTGAGCCCGGAGCCTTCCAGGATGCGAACGTCACGGACCTCGTGACAGCGTGGGCCGCGAAGACCGGCTACTCCGACGACGCCCACATCGCCTTGTTCGTCGCGACCATGCGTCGCATGCAGAGCGGAGTCAACGCGGGCGATGCCTTCCGCGGCGCGCTCCAGGAGACCTACGGCGCCATGAAGGGCTTCGACAAGTGGGGTGTGCCGATGTTGGACTCAGTCCAGTCCAACCTCGGTGCGAACTACATCTCGGACGCCGCCAGCGGCGGCGGCGGCGAAGGCGGCGGCGAAGATGGGAAGAGCAACTGGAGCGGCGGGTTCTTGTCGGACCTGAACGCCGCCTTCAACCCGTTCATCAACTCTGAGCCCACCTCCGCTGAGGTCCAGGCCGCCATCGCCAGGGCGAAGGCCAAGGCCCGCTAGTGCCACTCCCCGGAATCGCCCCGCTCTCACTCCCTCCCATCGCGCCTGTCTTGCTACCACCTCCCTCGCCGCTCCCGAGCTTCGGCTTGACGAACGACCAGGCCCAGCTCCAGGCGCAGAGCGCGGCCGCCGGCGTTCCTCTCGGCGGAGCACCGACGGCATTCGGGAACAGCTTTACGCCCTCCGGCGACTCCTACCTCCGCACGATGCAGTTCCTCTCCTCGCAGACCGGGGGCGTCATCAGCGCGACGAACGACCCGCAACAGTGGACCCCGAACGAGGCCGTCCAGCAGACCGACAACGCCCTCGCGCGCATCGCCCAGGTGAACCCGGAGCTCGCCCAGCAGCTCGCCGCGGCCCGTGGCCGGCAGGCGGAGAGTGGCAGCGGCGGCGGCTTCTGGGGCACCCTCAAGGAGGGGCTCGGAACCGCCCTCCGCGTCACCCACCTTGACCAGGTCCTCGAGGTCCTCGGCCGCACCTCCCACATCCTCCCCGAGGTCATCCACGACTGGGGGAAGGAGAGCGTCTGGGACAACGTCGGCCAGGCCCTCGCGGGCCGGTCCACTATCTCCTGGGACGACGTCCTCGTCGACAACTTCGGGATGGAGCGCAACGCCTTCACGGCCACCCTGGGTTTCATCGGAGACGTCGCTACCGACCCCCTGACCTACGTCACCCTCGGAGCCGGCGGCGTCGCGAGGGAGGCCATCGGTACGACGCTGGCGAAGGCGGCCACGGTCGACGTCCTCGAGCGCGGCGCCGTCAAGGGTACGGGCGCCCTCACCGCGCAGATTCGCGCGTGGGCCGCGAAGGCACCGGAGCTCGCCGGCAAGACGCTCTCGAACGATGAGCTCGCCGCCATCATCTTGAAGACCGGCGACGTCGGCTCCTTCGCCGCCGAGAGGGCCAGCGGGGGTATCATCTCGAAGCTCAAGGGGGCGTTCGAGGGCATTCACCCCGACGCCATCCCGGGTGTCTTCTCGACCGCGAACAACGAGCTCACCTCGACGACCCTTCGCGAAATCCTCAGCATCAGTGACCTCGCCATGCGCCAGGGCACCACGGGCGGGTTCAAGAACTTGTCCGGGGAGCTCGCGACGAAGTTCGGAATCGACCGCGGGAACGTCGAGAACATCCTCAAGGGCTGGGTCAGCCGCGGCACGGGTGTCATGCCCGGAGCCACAGGGCGCGGCCTCTACCAGGCCGGCAAGGCCGCCTCAGCCGCCATGGGCGGCGTTCGCCTCCGTCTCTCCGTCCCGGTCCTCGGCATCCGCCTCGCGGGCGTTCGGCTCCTCCCGGCTTTCCTCCCCTCCCTCGACTTCCAGATTGGTCGGCGCTTCTTCGCCGGCATCTCCGGCGAGCTCCGGCTCGAGAAGATGGTCGCCACCGGTGCTGCGAGCATGGACGACCTCAAGGCCTTCTGGCAGGGTTCGGCCGGGGCGGCCTCCCTCTCGAAGGACGCTTTCCGTGGTGGCTTCGACGGCCTCAGGGCCTACAACCCGGGCGTCGCGAAGGCCATGGCCCACGGCCTGTACAAGCACGGCGGCTCGGCCCTCTTCTCCCTATCGGAGAACGTCGGCCGCCTGACGGCCCATCTGAGCCCGCACGCCGCGGTCCTGCGCGGAGGCGGCCTCCCCGCGAAGTTCGCCGCGGACCTGAGCCGCGTGATGACCCATGTGGAGGACCAGCTCCACGAGCAGATTGGGACCGTGACGCGGAAGCTCGCCGACGGCACGGAACAGACCCTCGACTCCAAGGCCTCCACGCGGTTCATCATCGACACCTTCAAGGACGTCGACCAGGCGGTGCTCGCGGAGAAGCTCGACCGCTGGCAGAGCCTCCTCCCGAGAGAGGCCGGCTATGGAGGCGTCAGCGACTACTTCGACAACATCCCCGTCTTCACCCCCCGGACCCTCGATGAGCGCGCCGAGGCCCTCCAGCTCGAGGCCTACTTCAAGGGCCTCGGACCGGACGGGCTTGAGGCCGCCCAGGCCACTCGCCGCGTCATCCACAACGGCAACGAGGTCCTCTCACAGAACGGCTTCCCCGTCCACATCGACGACAACCCCTTCCCGTGGCAGGACGAGCTGCGCGTCGACGATGCCCTCTCCGCCACGAGCGAGGCCGCCGACGAGTTCAAGGGCGTCACTCTCCGCTCCGTCGACGACGGCCTGAACGCCGACATCATCGACGAGGAGGCTCTGCGAGACGTCAGCGGCTTCGGTACCCCCGTCCGGGGCGTCCAGCTCAAGCTGACCCGGAACCCCATCGCCCACACCGCCCCCTTCGGAGCCCCGGACCCGGTCGAAGAGCTCGTCTCCGCCGGCGCGCGCCTCAACGACGCCCGGGCCCAGCTCCTCGAGCTCGACCGCCCCGGTCTCGTCGCCACGAATGCAGAGCGGCAGGCCGCCGCCGAGCGTGTTCGTGCCGCCGCCGGCGACGTCGACGGCCTCACGGGGCGGTCGACCGACCACGTCGTCCTCGCGAACCGCCCCTACCGCCGGAACCTCCGCACCGGTGCCGCCAAGGGTACCGAGGCCACGCAGCCCGTCGACTTCATCGAAGAGCTCAAGGCGCAGTACCAGCCCGTCCTCGACGAGATTGACGGCGCCATCACGAACCTCAAGGGCATCGCCGACCCAGACGTCGCAGCCATCGTGAAGCGGCTCGCGGAGCACCAGGAGAAGATGTCCGACATCATCTCCCGCGAGCTCCGCACCCGCGGCTTCGACTCCCTCATCGACGACACGGACCAGGGTGTCTTCGTCACCGTCCTCCAAAGCGCCGACGGCTCCATCCCCGTCTCCCGCCTCAATCCGAGCGCTCCCTGGGTCGGCCCCGGTCGGGGCCTCACGGCCCGCGCTGCTACGGACGAGGCCCTCGCGGCCGTCCGCCGCTCGAAGGTCCGCGACCTCCCCGGTGGCTCCATCCAGGAGCTCGAAGCAGCCATCCGCGAGACCGCGAACTTGACGCGCGCCGAGGCCGAAGCGGTCATCCGGAAGCGCCTCACGACCCAGGGCATCGAGCTTGTCCCGGGCCAGAGCATCCTCGAGAAGGACCCCTTCAAGGCCCTCGAGAAGCAGACCCGTACGACCGTCAGCCGCGTCAAGCGCCGCATCGTCGGCGAGAGCATGCGCCGCCTAGAGAGCCTGGGCTTCGGCGGCTCCGTCTGGAACGGCGGCGCCGTCGGAGTCTCGCGGTACAAGGCCATCGTCAACGAGACCGCAGACCTCGAGACCCTCGAGCGCCTCGGCCCGGACATCGCCGCGGCCTCGGAGCGTATCTCCCTCTTGTCGACGCAGAAGGCCACGCTCCTCGCCGATAACGCCGAGCGCGTCTCGCGCGCCCTGGCCGCGGAGTACGAGCGCGTCAACAGCCAGCTCGAACACGTCATGGGCATCATCACCCGCTCGACGGATGAAACCGCCAGCGAGCTCGTGCCGAAGGCCGCACGCCTCGCAGACGACGTCAACGATGACCAGGTCCTCTTCGACGCCGCATCGGTCGCCGGTCGGGTTCAGGACCTCGGAAACGGCGTCTTCCGCTCCGAGAAGGTCTACCGTACCGGAACCACGGAGGTCCGTTACTGGGCCGTCGAAGCCGGCAAGGTTCGCAGCGTCCGAGAGGTCGCGGTCAAGGCCGGCGAGCGCCCGCTACACGGGGCCGTCGGCGCCTGGTCGGCCCCCGGAACCAAGGGCCTCGGCGGGAAGCTCCACCGCGCACACTGGAGCGAAGCCGGCGTCTGGGACTCCGCGACGCCCTTCGACGACGCCGCAGAGATGATTGAGGCCGGCTACGGCGCGGGCGTTCGCCACCTCTCGAAGGGTGGGGCGGCGCTGAATGCCAGCCAGGTCAAGAAGCTGGCGGAGGACGTGCGGACGAAGGTCCCGGGCCGTATCCAGACGGCCTCCCGCGAGCTCGAAGCCTCGAACATCGAGCTCACGAACGCCATCAACGAGGTGAACCGCCTCAAGACCCGGATGACGACCGAGGCCGCGAAGGTCCGCCCGGCCCTGGTCCCGACCGAGGGCGCGATGAACATGACGGGACTCGAGCGCCTCGACGGCATCCCGGGCTTCGAGGACATGGCGATGCCGGTCTTCATGGCCCAGGAGTTCAAGCACGCCATCCAGGGCTTCGGGTCCCTCGAGGGCTTCCACGCGGAGTTCAGGAAGCTCAACGCATGGTGGAAGACCCAGGTCACATGGCTGTGGCCCGGGTTCCACATCCGCAACGCCTACGGGGGCATGTTCAACAACATGCTCGGCGGCGTCGGCATGGTCGACTACCGCTTCGCCGGCCGCGTTCGGCGTGCCGCCTCCGAGTTTTCCCACGGTGACTCGCGGCGCTGGGCCGACCGTACCCTCATCTCCGGTGGGGACGACGACATCATCAAGGCCCTGCGGGAGAGCGGGAACGTCAGCTTGTACGGGCGGAACATCGAGGACCTGACCTACGGCGACTTCGCCACCATGACGACGAGCCTGGGTCTCACCGCCTCGAACGGCCGCGCCTTCGCCGAGGCCCGCCTCATCACCTCCGAAGTCGAAGCCGGCGGACGCATGCTCGCGGAGCGCGTTCCTCTGGCCCGGAACTACGTCGCCGCGGCGAGGGGTGCCGGTACTCTGACGGAGAACATGATGCGCACCGCGGCCTTTGCGCGCGGCCTCCGCTCCCACGGTACCGTACAGGAGGCGCGCCTCTTCACGATGATGCGCCACGGCGACTACGCCGACCTGACCGACTTCGAGTTCAGCGTCATCCGCGACATCGTCCCCTTCTACAAGTGGATGCGGACGAACATCCCCTTCCAAGTCCACCAGCTCCTCGAGAGCCCCGGCAAGCTCCTGGCGGTGCAGAAGGCCCAGCGCGCCGTGTTCACCACGAGGGGTCTGGACTACGACGAGGAGAAGTACAAGATGCCCTCGTGGATGGGCAGCTCCTTCGTCATCCCGACGACCACGAAGGAGGACGGCTTCAACTCCATCCTCCTCGACCTCCCGATGAGCGACCTCTTCATGTCGACGCGGGAGTTCGTCTCCTCCGCCCTGCCGATGATTCGGCCGATGCTCGAGTCCTGGGTCTACCACCAGAGCACCTTCTCTGGGAAGCCCATCACGGGCAAGCCCATCCCTCTGAACCCCTTCTTCGACATCCCGGGCATCCGCGAGGTCCTCTCGGCGACCGGGCTCGCGAAGGCGGGCGAGGGCGGGAAGCTCTACATGAGCGACACGAACCAGAACCTCCTCGGCCTCGTCCCCATCTTCTCGCGGGCGAAGGACTGGCTGTTCTCCGACCCGGACCGCGTACCGTTGCGGATGAACGCCTTCGTCTCCGCCGGCTTCGGTGTTACCATCCGCCCCGTCGACAAGCGGGCGATGACGAACGAGGAGCTGAACTTCTACTACTCGCAGGTCCTCCCGCAGCTCGAGAACCTGCGCGCGATGAACTACCCGCTGCCGACGACCGATGACATCAAGGACGCCTTCGGCAGCGTGACCAATGTCCTCACCAGCCTCGGCATCGAGCCGAGCCCCATCGCCGAGCCGGAGCCCGCCGTCACCGCGGCCTCGGGTAGTCTCCTCGGCTCGTTGCAAGCCCTCGGATAGGGAGGCACCATGTCCAACTACCAGAACGGCGACTTCGCCACCAAGTACGGCACCGTCACCGTCCGCAACCCCGGGCGCGTCCAGGCGCCCCCGAACCTCCAGACGTACGCTCAGACGGGCTCACGACAGGTCGTACTCCAGGGCCCGGCCATCCGCGCGTTCAAAGCGGCCGAGCAGCGCATCACCCCGCGGTACATGCGGCGCCGGGGGAAGACGCGCCACATCCTCATCACGGGCGTGGGCTTCCGCAGCTACGCCTATCAGGCCTCCCTGTACCGGGGCGACTCCTCGGGGCGCTACGCCGACCCCGACGGCTCCCTGCACGTCGAGGGCCTGGCCGTCGACGTCGACACGAACCAGAGCTACCTCCGCCAGGCCGCCATCAAGAAGGCCCTCATCGCCGAGGGCTGGCACTACGGCGTCTCCGGCGAGCCGTGGCACGCCAGCTTCCGGTTGAGCGGGTAGTCATGACCACCCGACAGGCAGCGACAGGCAGCGAGCCCATCGACCGCAACGACCTCGCCATGTTCAAGGACTGGGTCGCCTCCGAGTTCAAGAACGTGGAGACGCGCCTCGTCGGCGTGGAGAAGGGCATCGACATCGCCGCGCACGAGCAGGAGCGGCGTGACGAGCAACTGAACGACGTCCGCCTCCGGTTCATCCCCCGCGCGGAGTTCGAGGCCTTCGAAACGGCCTGGACCAAGCGTACTCGGGCCGTCAACATCGCCCTCGCGACCGTCAGCGTCGGCCTCATGGGAGTCGGACTGACCGTCGTCGGCCTACTGACTCGATAGAGGGAGGTGAAGCATGGAGAAGTTCGAGAAACTCGCCATCAACGTGGGCCTGGCGTTCGTCGCCGGGTTCGTCACGGCGTTCGGCGCATTCCTGTCGGAGACCCCGAAGGCCGTAGGCAAGTCGGCCCTCATCGCCGCCGTCGCCGCCGCGCTCTTCGCCGGCGTCCGCGCCGCCATCGGGTACGCCGCACTAGTGACGCCGGCTGTTCCGGCCATTCCTGTAGACGAGTAGGAGGGAGGTGACATGAAATTCACCCTGAGGGTTGTGCTGCTCCTCGCCGCTGTAGTGTGCGAGGCGCTCGCAGCACTCAAGGTACGCCCGGACATCACGCTGCCACTCGGCATCGCGTGTCTCGCCGGAGCGTTCCTGGTATAGGCCTCGTCGTCCTCCCCGACGAGAAAGAGAAGGCCCCCGCCCGAGAGCGGGGGCCTTTCTCTATGCTCTGGCTCCGACCGACTACTCGACCGCGCGGTAGTCGGTGTAGATGCGCGTCGTCTGTTTCTTCTGGCCCAGGATGTCGGTGAGCCCCTGGATGAGCTCGGCGACTTCCACGAGTTTCAGCGACGCCCAGGTCCCGCCGTAGCCCGGAAGCTTGACGCCGACGTAGCCCACGGCGTCGTCACGGTAGAACTCCAGGGTGCCGCGGTCGGACGGACACACAACCTTCACCGCCGTGACCGGCCGCTCGTCCTGCGGTGGGACTTCTCGCTCGATGACTACTCCGCTCATGACCCGATACCTCCCGCCGGGCCGGTGGCAGCCGGCGCTGAACAGTCGACGGCCGCGATGGCCGCGATGAACGCCTCGCCGCGGATGAGACCGCGGGTCGGGATGACGCTGTAGCCGACGCCGAGATTGTCGCCAAGGGAGGCCGCGCCCGGTGTCTGGCGCGCCTTGTAGATGTACTTGCTCGCCACCGCTGTCGCGTTCTCCGAAGACGAACCGAAGGTCACCGTACCGCCAACGAACTTGCAGCCCGACGTGTCGTCGAACTCGCTGATGGCAGCCTTGATGCGAGCGTTCGCTGACCCGTCGACGTCGTCGCCGGCGATGACTACGAGGACGTCATCGACCACTGTGGTCGCCAGCGCCGTCGCCTTCTCATCCGGCGACTGTGAGTCGCGCGGTACGAGGAGCAGACCGCCGACGACGAGGGCTGCAGCTACCACCACCGCGAGTCCGATGCGGATGATGGGGTTCTTCTTCTGCTGTGGCGGGTCCGGCAGGTCGTTCAGTGCCTTGTTCTTCCTCACGAGTGCCTCCTCTCAACGTAGTGGGACAGCGCGAGAAACGCGATGCCGAAGAGCATCAGCCAGAGTACGGCGACCGCGGGCCAGAAGGTGCTCACTTCTCTTCCTCCTCCGCCGGTGATGGCAGCGTACGCGGTGGGATGCGGGTGACCAGGTCACCGATGGCGCGCCCCACCTGTCTCCTCGTCTGCCGGTCAGCGGACAGGATGAACAACCACTCGGGCTGGGTGAACAACCACGCGAGAAGCTTGCGCAGCAACGACTCCGTGGCCTTCTCCGCCGGCGTGGCGTGGTCCGGGCGCTGCGACGGCGGCACCGCAGCCTTGTGGCGGGCGGCGATGCGCTTCGCTACGGCACGGTTCCTCACGCCTCACCCCGCAGCATGACATGGAGGCTGTCCGAATAGGCGGTGATGTTGACGTGGAGGTCTGAGGCGCCCACCTCGTACATCTTGTCCATCTCCGCCTCGAGGTCCGCCACCAACTTCCGGAGGGCCCAAAGAACCACCGCCGGCGAGCCGGCGCGGTTCTTCATCAGCAGTTCGGTCGAGAGCTTCACAGTACCTCCCTTTCCACGAGCTCCGCCGGGTAAGCGCAGCCCTTCGTCATCTTCGCGATGGCCGAGTCGGACAGGTCGAGGCCGCGGGGAGAGTACCGCTTCCGGTACTTCTCGGGGAGGCGCCAGGTCCGGAGCTCGAACTCCTCAGAGACGGTGCGGACGCGACGCTTCTTCACTGTTTCGGGCTTTTTCACCTCGGCGGTGAAAGTACCGTCGGACTCGTCGAACTCACCCGGCTTAGGCCAGCGGTAGCGCGGAGACTTCACAGGACGCCCCCTAGCCAGAGCAGAGCGACGACCGCCACGATGTCCCCGAGGAAGCCGTACAACGCGACCTGGGCCGTGATGGGCGGCCGCGGCTTCCCGATGTACGCAATGCGAGCGGCGTTGGACGCGATGATGAGACCGACGAAGATGAACGTCACAAGCGTCCTCATCGCGCGTCCTCGATTTCCGTCTGGAGCAGCGCGAGGGCGCGCCACGCGACCTTCGCCGAGTGTCGGACGCCGTCGTCATCGAACCCTGGGCGCTCGAGGAGGTGGCGGACGAGGCTGTCCGCGTGGTCGGTCGACTTGCTCTTCTCCCAGTGGAGCGGCTGCCCCGGGTTGTGTTGGTCGTTGCCGACGCGCGAGACCTCCGCGACCGCCACGAGAGCGTCGGGGAAGTAGTCCAGTACGCCGGTGGCGACGGGCAGGGCCTTCCGCGACGCCGCTTCGGTCGGCAAGATGGCGTCCCTCGGGCGCGCGTCCGCGGCGAGCAACGTCTCCATGTTCACCACCACCATAGCGTCGCCTCCAACCGGTGAAATGCCGTCGTGACTACCCATTGAACTGCCTCCTGACACTCTCCGTTGCGTGGTCGATGCTCTCGACGAACCGCGTCTTGAGCATGATGAGGGTCGCGGCGAGAGTGCGGCTAACGCAGGCGATGTCGTCGTAGTCCATCTTGAACACGACGACGTGCTCCACATCAGTGCGAATGCCGGCCCGCGTGTAGTCGGTGAAGAACGTCAGGACGACCTTCGCCGTCCCGTCGGTGTACTCGATGGTCTCGATGGACGGACTCTCCGCATCCGCGATGATATCCTTCTTGAACTTGTACTTCACGACACGGCCTCCTCATAGGTGAGCATCTCGAGCGCCGTCGGCATGCTGCGCCAGTTGAACACGCGGTCCATGCCCGGGCGGAGCTCCGCGGAGCGGTTGTGTGGGCGGTCGAACATGATGGCCTGGCGACCGTCGTCGACGAAGTCGTCGCAGTTGCTCGGCTTGTCGTCGATGAGGATGTCGGCTTCGGTCCGGTCCGTCTTCTTCTCGCCCATGCCGATGATGGTGACCTGGTGAACCGGCGGGCGCCACTTCCCGAGCCAACGCCATGTCTGCGCTTCGGCCCACTCGGGCTTCGACGTCACGATTTCTAGGTAGTAGCCGAGGTCGCGGAGCTTCTGTAGGCCGCCGATGGCGCCAGGGATGGCGTCACACTGGGCCCACAGCCAGTCGCGCTTCGCCCACCACGCCCACCAGTCGCCCCCGATGATGGGGTTGAGGACCTTCCCGAGGTCCCAATCGACGATGTCCTCGATGACGAGGCCGGCATCGTACTCCCGGTTGACGCAGCGGATGACGCCGGAATCGACGAAGTCGAGGACGACGTCGTCCAGGTCCACGGCAAGGTGCTTAGGTTCGCTCACGTATTCCTCCTCTGCCACTGGTCAATCTCACAACCGAGACCTTTGACGTAGGCCGAATGGGGGACACAGCGCGCATTTCCCTTCTCTTAGTCCTTGGCTAAGATAAGGAGGGGGACTGGTTCTTCATCAAAGAGCCGTTCGGCGTAGGGCGAATGGGGGACAGATGGGGGGACATGGTTGTGCGTTTGCCCAGTGTCAGAGGGGGCAGACTCGAATGGGAAGCCGGCGCGGCGGGGCTCTGCCAGACCGGCTGATACCTCGAGGAAGTCGTCCCCCCGGCCGCGAGTGAGCCCGTGGTCCGGGGGGCCCTCTCACCCGACCAAGTGGGCCTCCAGAGATGAGGCCAGAAAGGGGACTCTCGCTATGAGCGACGAGTTCTTCCAGTCGTACGTCGACGACACTCCCTACGAGGGTGGGGACTACGTCACCGGCGAAGAGAAGGAGGAGCTGCTCAAGAGCGGCAAGTCCTTCGCCATCCGGAACGTCACTCTTGAGCCGACGGGCGGCTACAAGGACACCGAGCGGTTCCTGCTCGACATCACCCTCGAGGACGTGGAGCGCAAGCTCGGCTTCCAGACGGGGTCCGTCGACAGCCGAGACCGGATGCTGGCCGCGATGGCCGACTTCCTCGCCGCGAACCCTGGCAAGACCGTGCAGGCTCGCATCGAGGCGGCTGGTCGCGCGACGCTGGTGACGGCGGCCGCGTAGCACCATGACGACGACACGGGAAGACGCGCCGGTCGTGGACTCTGGGGAGGTCCTCGAGGCCGCCCTGGAGTACATCCGTGCCGGCCTGCGCGTCTTCCCCGTCGGCAGAGACAAGAAGCCCCTCACCCTGCACGGTTTCAAGGACGCCACCATGAACGAGGACCTCGTCCGGGAGTGGTGGCGCCTCCATCCCACGGCGAACGTCGCCCTGGACATCCCCGAGGGCCTAGTCGTCCTCGACTTCGACCCCCGCAACGGGGCGCCGGAGCCCGGCGAGTGCCTCCCGAGCGAGTCGCAGTTCACGCTCTGCGCCTACACCCCGAGCGGCGGGCAGCACTTGTACTTCCGGGTCCCCGAAGATAGCCAGCTCGTGACGAAGTGGATGCAGGGCGTGGACGTGAAGCGTGCCGGCCTCGGCTACGTCCTCCTGCCTCCGTCGGTCAACGCCCACGGCGACATGTACCAGTGGAACGGCGTCTTCGCCATCGAGTACCCGGGCATGCTGCGCCTTCCTGCCTGGCTCCTCCGGGCCCTCACGAGGCCCGAGCGCCCCGACATCGTCGTGGGCCCCCATCCGTCGAAGGCCAAGGCTCTCTTCCCCTGGGAGGCGGGTACCGCCTACGGCATTCGCGCCCTGGAGCAGCAGGCCGGCCACCTCTTCACGGCCCCCGAGGGCGAGCGCAACGTTCGCCTGAACCGAACCGGGTTCCGCATCGGTCAGCTCGTGGCCGCCGGCGAGCTCAAGGCGGACGAAGCTTTGCGTGTCATCGCGGCCGCGGCGGAGTACGCCGGCCTCGACCGGACCGAGGTCTACCAGACGTTGAAATCGGCGTTCGAGGCCGGGCTTGAGAAGCCCTGGGAGAAGGGTGGCAAGGATGCCTGAAATCCTCGTACCTACCGCGCTGACGCTCAAGAAGCACGGGTTGGACGAGCATGCGTGGCGCGTCATCCTGGACCGCCAGCGTGGCGTGTGCGGCGCGTGCGGGACGCTGCCCCCGTCGCTTCGGCTGAACCTCGACCACGAGCACGTCCGAGGGTACGCGAAGATGTCGGACGAGAACAAGCGGAAGTACCACCGCGGGCTACTCTGCATGATGTGCAACCGCTACCGCTTGGCCCGCGGTGCCACGTTCCAGAACCTCCAGGGGGCCGCGAACTACCTGCGCGCCTACGAGAACCGCCGCATCGACGAAAGCATTCGGGCGGCGATGGAGAAGCTGAATGCTCAAGCGTTGGAAGCATAAGGGCGGCCCCCTCCTCATCAAGGTTCGGCACAACCCAGGGGTTCAGCGCGGGTTCAAGGGCGGGAAGCGAAGCATCCGCGCCGGCGCCTTGTCGCGACGCGCGGTCAGCGCCCGCGACCGGAGCAAGCACAACGGTGGCGTGAGTGCGCTGAACAAGAGCGTCGTGTTCTACGGGCCGCCCCGGGCCGACGGACAATACCTGAGGAACGTGTGATGACCACCGAACCCTGGACCTTCCGCGTACGCTGCCCGCATGGGGTCGAGCTCATCGCCCCCTTCGATGAGCTCAAGTACGCGAAGGAACCGGTGACGTGCCCCGACGGTCCGCTCCACCAGGAGGCGCCGCCGGCGGAGATGCCCGGACGCTTCGCGCTGTGGCGCATGGAGCGCCGCTTCCGGAAGCAGCTCAAGAGCATTCACGAGAGGCTCGACTGATGGCTACGGAGGTGACCGTCGTGCTGCGCTTCGAGTCCCCTCCGTCGGAGGAGGAGCTGCGCGAGGTCCTCGAGTTCGAGTTCGATTGCGACGTTGTCGAGTACGAGGAGGAGGAGGTCTGATGGCCGTCGTCATCTTCGCGTGGGTGTGGGTCAAGGAAGGGGACTGGGACCGCATTCGCGACCTGCTACGCAACGACCCCGGTGTCGTCGAGGTCGATTACCAAGAGAGGCAGGAGGTAGACTGATGGATGTTCACTACGACGGCGGAGCGCAGGTGACGCTTTCGGAGCGGAACCTTCGCGACCTGGCATGGCAGCTCGAGCACCTGGGCAGGGCTGAACTCCACCGCATGACGGAGGAGGGCTTCTTGCGCGTCCTCGTCGAGGGCGACGAGCGTCACTACAAGGACCGCGAGCCCGGTCCTGGTACCGACAACCTGCGCGACATCGTCGTGCTGGGGTTCGAGACGTGACGGTCAAGTGGTTCACCCGGCTAACGCTGGTCCTCACACACCTCAGCGCGGTCGCCCTGGGTCTGGCTCTCGCTCAGCACAACCTCTGGCTGGTGAAGTAGATGCCACTCGTCGGCGTCGTCGAGCCGAGCCACAGTGAGCTCCGGCGGAAGGACAGGGTCGGGTACCTCCCGAACTGGCTCCCCCTCGAGGACGTGCTCGAGCACATCGGGCAGTCTATCAAGTGGGCGCCGTGGACCTACGAACTCGTCTCCGCCATGCTCGACGAGCACCAGGAGCGGCTCGAGCGCATCAGCGTGTCCGCCCTTGTGGCGCACTGTCCTCGGGCCGAGGTCATCAAGCGGAAGGCGGACTACATCACGAGTCTCGAGGACTTGTACGTTCCCTTCCGCGGGACGATGGTCCACCGCACGATGGAGATGAACCGCCACCCGCGGTCCATCGCGGAGGCCCGGTTCTACACCACGGTCGACGGCATCGAGTTCTCCTGTTCCCCCGACCTCCTCGACACGGAGGTCCTGTTCGACTACAAGGTGACGCAGACGCCGCCGGCGTACAACTACCCGTACAAGAACCACACAGAGCAGGTCGAGTTCAACGCCTTCATCGCTCGCCACGCCGAGAAGTGGGACCTGCCGAAGGGGGTGGTCGAGCTCCCCTTCGACCCGCGCGAGAACCCCGTGTCGCACGTCGCCGTCGTCTACCTGGGGCCGAAGTGGGCGAAGGTCCTCGAGGTCGAGAAGAAGGAAGAGGTGTTCCTCCCGACCGGGAAGTTCGCGAAGGTTCAGGTCCCCTTCGTGTGGCCCGACCCGTACGTCCTCAAGGTTCTGCGGCCGCGCCTCCACCTGTTCAAGAACGCGTTGGACTCCTACCCCGAGTGGCCCGACCCCTGGGTTGACGTCGATGACCTCGACAAGAAGACCGGCAAAGCGAAGGTCCACACGGCGGAGGGGTTGTGGGGCGGCGAAGCCGGATGGCAATGCCCCGGCCCGCCGCTCTGCAAGCTGCCCGACTGCGTCGCCCGCCGCTTTCCGAACCGTCTGACCTGGGTTCCAACGAAGAAGGGAGGCGGCGATGCCGTCGAAGAAGAAGACGACTAGGCCTCCGAAGGCGAAGCTCGGCGACGTCGTCTGCGTGACGTGGCTCGACGCCTGGACGGAGACGACGGAGGAGACCGTCGAACAGATGAGCGACACCTGCATCGTTACAACCACCGGCGAGCTCGTCCGCCTCGAGGAGAACATCGTGTCCGTCGGGCCGGAGGTCGTCGACTACGGCACCACCGGGAAGAAGTTCCGCGGTTGCACACACATCCCCCGGGCCATCGTCAAAGACATCAAGGTACTGGAGGCTCGCTGATGTACGACCTCTGGGAGGCGTGGAGGACGCCGATGCGGGAGCGGGCCGGTCGCCATCCGGGCGACCCCTACCCTGCTACAGGGCTCATGCGATGCAAGCGCATCGTACCGCTCGTCCACGGGTGGCTGGCTTGTCGGCGTCACGAGGGGCACACCGGCGTCCACCAGTGGGGGAGAGTGACCCATGGGAGTTGAACACGAAGCATCCGAATGGTGCTGGTGCCGGCCGCGTGTCGTGAACCAGGTCTACGCCATGACCGTCGTCCACCGCGACATCGAGCCGCCGCACTGGATGGCCCAACGACGCTTTGCCGGCGGCGAGGCGTACGATGGCTCAGGCTGTGCCGCTGCATGGAGGCAGCTCTACCCGTGAACCCGCCGAGCGAGCAGTTTCCCGAGGGCATCGTCACCATTCGGCTGCACCGCCGGAAGCCCCAGCACATCATCATGGACCGGCGAGACGTGG